ACATAGGCACGTCAAAGATAAAAGCAATACGTTCTGCTGGCCCTATATTTTCAGCCATGTGGTTTTTCTTATTATCAAACCAAAAGAAAGTTCCTGGTTCTACTACAATCACCTCTTTTGTATTATCGTCATCACCATCGTCCCAAACTGTATAACGATATAAACCTTTAATTGCTAAATGATAACGATCTTTTGTATGATAGTATTTACCTTGATCAATATGTTTGCCTGTAATTTCTCCTGGCGGTGTATTTAAAAAGGCACAACGACCAACTCTTAGTTGTTTTGAAGCTAACCATTGTTGAATGGCCGTATGTCTTGTTGTGGCCTCTGTTGGTACACAAATTTCCGTATCACCTATAAATTCATCAGGTTTAGAAACACCACCCATGACTAATTGAAGTACGCCTGATTTAACAATCTTCGTATGAGGATCTTGACGATCAACACCTTTCATACGGCCTACATTACCCCAATCTTCAGGATATTGTTCCAACTGTTCACGTATTTTAGATACGTCTATGTTTTTTTCTATGATACGTATGTTTTTCATTTTTTAAAAACTTCTATAAAAATTGCAATCCAAAATATAAAAAATATAAAAAGAATTGTTATAATTAAAGCCGATAATACGTATGTCATATTATTTTGAAATATAATGTAAAAGTATTAAAGCGGGTATTAATAATACTAATGGTATTATAAGTTGATAAGATAACATATTACTTCATTAAAAAATAAGTACCAATTAATAATAAAACAGCTACTACTATAATAATAAAAGTTACCATATTAATTACACCATGATTGTTTAGCTTCGCCATAATATTCTCTAGCGTAACCGTTTTTAATTAATAATGATCTTAGACTTTGACCATCTAAGATAACATCACCCAATACACGACCACCAAACTTATCCCAATCAGCAATTGCAACTTCTATTTTTTTAGCTGATGCAACGGACTTCTTTGTAAATTCTGTAGCGGCTAGACCTTTTGTATTTTCAGATTCGCATTTTGCACGGAATCCTTTTTCTGGTGTATCAACACCATAGACACGAATTAGTAATTCTTTTTTAAGTGGATCTGGTAGAAACTTCGCTTCAAAACCTACAGTATCGCCATCCAATACTCTTGTTACTTTATAGTCATACTTTTTCATTTCTACGTCCTTCGCTAACGCCAAAGTAGGTAAAAACATTAATAGAAATAATATTATTTTCATATATTAATAATATACACTATTTTATATAATTTGTCAAGTGTTTTTATAAATAGTATTGCCAATTAACCAAGGAGTTACAATGGGCAGAAAAAAAGTAAAAACTCCTGAAGATATAATTGAAGCTATAAAAGAAAAACAATCTGAAATTGACGATTTATTATATAACTTAGAAGATACTATAAGTGTTTCTTCTGATGAGGATATTTCCGACTTTGACGAGGAAGAGGAAATAGACGAAACAGACGAAGAATAATAACAATCTATATTTCAGGTGCCTAGGAAACTAGGCACCATTTGAATTAAAAAAGGATTTAAATGGATAACAAATACATAGGTTTAATAATAATTGGTATTATTTTTATTGGTTTAGGTTATCTATATTTTTCTATCCTTTGTCAAAGCAAACGTTATATTAAAAAAGTTAAAAAATTAAAAAAATTAAAAATACTTTCTCAAAAATTGAGGAGAAAACGTGGTTGGTAGAAAACCTAAATTAAAAACACTTAAAAGAAAAGCGCCAAAGATACCAGATTTTACATGTCCTGATATAGATCACATTATTAGTTATATTGAAGATAGTGATAAACTAGGTCGTGGTCAGTTGGCTTATTTTAAAAGACGTATGGAAAAATTAAGAAACTCTAATGATAAGTTACGAGATAGTGGTATCTATTGGTATGAAGAAATAAAAAAGTTATTAGATAAATAATAATATGTACACAGACAGAAAAAACGAGCCTCAGTACAATGCAGGCAATTTCCAAGAATATAATTACGAATTGGAATGGATAGAGTGTGTTTGGAACAACACTTATAACTGTATTCATTTGGTTACAGCATTTACATATCCTTGGTTAAATTTAAATCATCAACCTCTTTACACCAATCAGTAATTTCTTCTTTTAACATTACGTTAGAAAAGCCTTTATACTTGACAAGATAACACTTTCCCCAAGATCCAACATAATTTATATCAATAATTTTTGGTTTAGATTCTGAATTGTTCATAGATTCCTACAAATTTAGCTAAATAATAGAAACCATAGATTGCACCATAACAGGCCGCAACAAATAATCCAGCGTAAACTAGAGTTTTTATATCTTCTTTAGTCATATTAAGCTACCTTTCCAAATTCTCTAGCGAAAAAATCAAAAGCTTTTTTAGTTCTTCTAATTCCTACTTTAGATACAGCTCTTTTATCTATTCTGGATGTTGCATTTTTTCTCCAAGTTAAACAATACATTAGATTTGTTGCTCCAGCCTCTCTTAAAGCCTTTAAAACTTCAAAAGCATTTTTAGCTTTATTAGCTTCTTCTTTATTATTTACTGATAAGTTTAAACTTAAATTGTATAAACTTTGTTTTTTTATTTGTTTTTTTACGTTAACTATCATTTTTTTATTTTAGTTGTTAATATAAGTATAATATAACACGTAAAAATCAATAAAACAAGCGAAAAATGCAATTTTTTAAAAATAAAAGGCAATTAAATCAGTAACTTAATCAAATGTTGCAAAAATACAACAAAAAAATTCATTATAAATAGTAATTATATGATTGATTTTGATAAAATTGACGATTTATCATTTATGATTGATGATATTGATTCGAAAAAACTAAAAAAGGTGAAAAAAAATGGCAAAAAAATTTGCAAACAACGCAAACTCATTAAAAACAGCAGGCAAACCAAAAAGAACTAGTATAGGTCGTGGATTTCACAGTAAATCTATGATGAATAAACATAAAAGAAGAAGTTTTAAGGCTTATAGGGGCCAAGGAAGATAAATGCCCGGAGTTGCACGTAAAACTGTTGATACAGCAGGTGGAGTTGCAATAGAAGGCAGTGAAAATGTTTTTGTAAATGGTGAAAGTGTTGTAAGAATTGGTGATAGAGTAGCTGGTCATGGTTTGCCTCCTCACTCACCAACACCACCCATGATTGAAGGTTCAGAAAACGTATTTGTAAATGGTATAGGTGTTGTAAGAGCTGGTGATAAAGCTAATTGTAATCATAATATCACAGGTTCTTTAAATGTTTCAGTAAACTAATATAAATATTACCACTTATGCCAAATTACGATGCCTCTAGCACAAATAATAGTAAACGTGCTAATGTAAAATACAAAGATTTAGACTTAGATTTTGGCCGTAATGTAGTAACAAGTGATGTAAATAAGTTAACAGACGTTGAAGCTGTTAAAAGAAGTGTTAGAAATTTGATTAACACTTCTCATTTTGAAAGGCCTTTTCATCCTGAAATAGGTTCTAGTGTTAGAGCAATGTTATTTGAATTAATGACACCTCTTACAGCATTAAACCTACAAAGAAAAGTGCAAGAAGTTTTGGTAAATTTTGAACCTAGAATAAGATTGGTTCAAATAGCAGCTAGACCTAATTATGATAATAATGCTTATGATTTGAATATTTATTTTTATGTAGTTGGTTCAAATGAATTAGTAACAGTACAAACATTTTTAGAAAGATTAAGATAAGATGGCAAGTAATAAATTAGAAGTATCAGATTTTGATTTTGATAATATAAAGACAAATTTAAAAACATTTTTACAAAGTCAATCAGAATTTTCTGATTATAATTTTGAAGGTTCCGGTTTTGCCGTTCTTTTAGACACATTAGCTTACAATACACACTATCTAGGATTTAATGCTAACATGTTAGCAAATGAAATGTATTTAGATAGTGCTGATATAAGAAAAAATATAGTATCTTTAGCTAAAATGTTAAATTATACTCCATCTTCTGTTAGAGCTCCTGTAGCAAATTTAAATATTACTGTCAATAATGCAACAGGTTCAACTTTAACATTAACAAAAGGAACTATTTTTACAACTTCAGTTTTAGGAACAACTTATCAATATTTAACAAATCAAGATTACACAATTTCTCCTGTAAATGGTGTTTATAATTTTTCAAGCGTAAATGTTTATGAAGGAACTTTAGTAACTTATAGATACACTGTAGATAAAAATGATCCTGATCAAAGATTTATAATTAATAGTTTAAATGCAGACACTACAACATTAAAAGTTTCAGTACAAAATAGTGCTACTGACACTACTACAAATATTTACTCTTTAGCAGGAGGATTTAATGGTGTAACTAGTACTTCTAATGTTTATTTTTTACAAGAAGGTGATGAAGGAAAATTTGAAGTTTATTTTGGTGATGGTGTTATAGGTTCTTCTTTATCGGATGGAAATATTATAATATTAGAATATATTGTTACGAATAGAGATTTATCAAATGGTGCATCTTCATTTACATTGTCAACTACGATTAGTGGTTTTTCGGATATATCTATAGTTACAAATTCACCATCACAAGGTGGAACAACAGCAGAATCTAAAGAGTCAATTCGTTTCAATGCACCTTTAAATTATGCAGCTCAAAACAGAGCCGTAACAACAACAGATTATGAAACGATTGTTAAATCAATTTATCCAAATGCTTTATCAGTAAGTGCTTGGGGTGGAGAAAATGATGAAACGCCAGTTTATGGTGTTGTAAAAATTGCTATAAAAGCAAAAAGCGGTTCTACACTTACTAACGCAACAAAAGCAAGTATCGTAACAGCATTAAAACCTTATAACGTTGCTTCTGTTAGGCCGGTTATTATAGATCCGGAAACAACTTCTGTTTTAATTACAAGTAATGTAAAATATGATTCGAGATTGACAACTAAAACTTCTGATACTTTAAAATCGGACGTTATTAATACTTTAACAAATTATAATACAGATACTTTACAAAAATTTGATGGTATATTCAGATATTCTAAAGTTGTAGGTTTAATTGATAATACTGACGCTAGTATAATATCAAATATAACTACTATTAAAATAAGAAAAAATTTTACTCCAACTTTAAATTCTTCTACAAGATATGATATCTATTTTAGAAATTCTTTATATAATCCAGTATCAGGTTACAATGCTTCTCAAGGAGGAATTTTAGAATCAAGTGGTTTTAAAATTAATGGAGATACAACAAATGTTTATTACTTGGATGATGATGGTGCTGGCAATGTGAGAAGATATGTATTATTAAATGGCATTAAAACATATTTTAATAATAATCAAGGGACTATTAATTATTCTACAGGCCAAATTACATTAACATCTTTAAATATATCTAATGTGGAAAATATTAGAAATCAAACATCAACTGTAATTGAATTAACTGTTAAACCAAATTCTAATGATATAGTTCCTGTAAGAGATCAAATTGTAGAAATTGATATAGAAAATTCTAATATTACGGTTCAAGCAGATACGTTTGTTGAAGGTTCAGCAGATGCAGGAGTTGGTTACACTACAATAACTAGCTATTAATTATGGCTAATTTTAAAAATAAAATATCTAATTTACTTACTTCTCAGGTACCTGATTTTGTACTTGAAGATCATCCTAAATTTGTAGAATTTTTAAAAACTTATTATACATTTATGGAATCTGCCGAATTGGTAGTTACAAGTGTGCAAAC